TTGATACTGCAAACCTCTCAACAACCTTGGCCGGAAAATCAAGCTCTGCTGCACAAGGTATGGCTGTTGGTGTAGGAGGAGTGAATGGGGGAACTTCAACATCTAGTATTAGCTCGGGAGATAACAGTGCCTCCAATCTAAACAATGCTGCATAAATTAAAGGAATAATAATGGCAGACTTTGCCTATAAGCCAGATCCAAAGAAATCCTCAACTTGGAAACTCGATATTAGTGATGCCCGTCATACAGCAGCAGCAGTTGCAGCTTTGGGTAAGGGTTTCAGAGGGAACAAAGTAGAGATCCCTGAGAAGGATTTAGCAGGGGTTAAGGCACGCGTTGCTGCAGCCTATAAAAAATTCTTTCCTAAGAATGATCTACCTCCTGTATTAAAGTCCCTTGACGTTAAAGTTAATGACCAACCCATTGAAGACCCAGCCCTGTTTGGCACAATTGTAAATGCTATAGCATGTTTCTTCAGGAACAAGGACTGGCAACAACAGCAAACAAATCAAGATGAGGAGGATGCGGAAGAAGCTCTAGAAGATGCTGGGATTTTACCCGAGGATGAGAACTCCGAAGATATGGAAGACATGGGGAGTTCTGAAGGGTACGTCGTACAGAAATCTCTGAATGATGATCTTCGTCAAGCGACATTTGTTGTTCTTGAGGCAGAAAAAGTAGATGCACATGGAGATATCTACTCTGCTGAAGATGTCCGTAAAGGCTGTCACTCATTCAATACCTATTGCCGAAAAGCATTTTTAGATCATGCTGAAGAGACTGATAAGGCATCGATTGTTGAGAGTTATATTGCACCAACGGATATCCAGTTTGGAGAACAGAGGGTAAGCAAAGGTGATTGGTTGGCTGTTGTACAGTTTGACAAAGATTTGTGGAAACAAGTTAAAGATGGTACATATGACTCCCTCTCGATTGGTGCCTATGCAATCTCCGAAGAGATCTAAGGGGTTTGTTTAAACGATCAAAATCAGCCCTTAACATTATACGTGATATTAAATCTGGGCGGATACCTTCTAAAGATACTCGGTGGAAAAATACTATGGAAAATAAACAAGCAAAACGACGGCTTAAATCTTTTTCTTTTGAAAAAGATGGATGTCACGTGTCTGTTGTCGGGCCTTCTCTAGGTTCTGGCGCGAATGGCCGAAAGACTCTTGTCTTAAAGTCTCTCAACCCCTCTGGGGAAACTAAGCCCTCTAATGGGGAAGGAAGTACTATGGAAATGATCGAAAAAAGTGTACATGATACATTGATTAAAAAAGCAGTTGAAGATGCTGTTGCTCCTTTTAAAGCAGAACTTGAAATTTTGAAATCTGCACAAGTCGAACAATTACAAAAATCTCGTAAAGAAAAACTTGCAAAAGTTATTGGTGAAGCTGCAGTTGAAGAGACATTCATGGCGATTAAGTCCCTGGATGATGCTGGCTTTGAAATTATTCTGAAAAGTCTTGCAGCTGCCAAAGTTGCAGAAGGTGCTAGTCTGATGTTCACAGAAAAAGGTGTTTCTGGTCAAGCGAATGTTTCTGAAATTGTAAATGGTGATAAAGAATCTATTGAATCGAAATTGCTAAAAGCTAAGTTTAAAGTTAAGTAATATAAATGGCGATTTCGCCAAATCAAATATTAAGGAATTAAAGAATGACTATTCTAGCCACAGATGGCAATCGGTTCTCGACTGTCGTTAAAAGTGAATACAATCCAGCATCGGCCTTTTGCCGCGATGTTGTGACTTACAATGGAACTGCTGTAACTTTGCAAGTTGGTGCAGTCTTAGGTGCCTTCATTGCGTCTCCTGTTGGTACTGCTGGTACTACTGTCGGCACAGGTAATGGTGTTATGGGTGCAATCACTGCAACCTCCGCTTTGGGCCTCGAACTTGGTACATATGTTCTGAAAATTACTAAGGCTGTTACTAATGCCGGTGATTTTGAAATTCTGAATCCAAGTGGCCGTGTAGTAGGTTTGGGTCAAGTAGGTACAGCTTTTTCACAAGATGGTTTGGCTTTTACTCTGGCGGATGGTTCTGCCGACTTCGTTGCTGGTGACTATATCCCTATCGTTGTTACAGGCACTATCAAGTACAAGCTAGTTGAAGCAACTGCAACAGACGGATCACAAGTTGCTAAAGCCGTATTTCTAGCTGATAACCTTGGCCTGTCCCGCCCTACATTAACTGTTGTTAATACTGATACACCACTTCTAGCAATGACACGTGGCCCAGTTATTGTTAATAAATCTGCTTTGACATTTGGTGCCTCTGTTACTGGCGCTGCATTGACCATTGCTTATGCTCAATTGACTGCTATCGGGATTCTTCCTGAAGTTCAAGTTTAATTATAGATGAGTGGACTCAGTTGTGTCTACTGGATTCACCTAGAAAGTCATTCTAATATATCTAAAGAAGGTTATATTGGGGTGACTTCTAAGGAACCGGAGGAACGTCTTAAACATGGTGACAAAGTTATTGTTACCACCCTTCTTAAGGGACTAGATGATTATTGCTACTTGATAGAACAGAGGCTTCGTCCTTCAGAACGAATAGGTTGGAATACTGTGCCAGGCGGAGGAAAACCCCCTGTTAAGAATACTCCACATACTGCTGAAGCAAAAAAGAAGATTTCTGAGGCTTCAAGAAGGACATCTCAATCTCCTGCTAAACTGGCTCATTATGCATCTCGTGTTGGAAAGAAACGTTCAGAGGAGACTCTAGCAAAAATTACTAAGAAAGCACAAGGAAGGCTTCCTTGGAAAACTTCAAGAGCTAATAAAGTTATCTGGTTAAATGCAGATAAATTTTTTGAAGTTTTTAAAGAGACTGGAATGAAGGCTATGAGTATGGAAAAACTGTTAGATCTAAAACCATCAACATTAGGTGCACTTTATAAGAAGTTCATCGCTAAAAATTGGAATCCAAAGACTGACCCCTTATGGTTAGGCTGGGTTTATTTACAAAATATTAATAAAGGAAGTATATAATGTCTATCGTACGTAGCTTTGGTGCTAATGGCCAATTTGAATTAGTCGATTGGACCCAGGAACTCAACGTAATCCCTAATTCCTGGGGGACAATCGCGGAGTTGGGCATTTTTCAAGAAGAGCCTGTAGCAGAACATGTCGTAACCTTTGAAAAAATCACTAAAGACGGTGCATTGATCGTTGATCGTGTACGTGGTGATCGCAGTAATGTTAATAAAGATTATGCACGTGAAATTCACACTTTCGCAGTTCCACACTTCCCATTGAGTGACTATATCAGTCCAAATGATATTCAAGGTAAGCGTGCTTATGGCAATCCTAACGATGCAGAAACTATTGCATTTGTTCGTGCCCGTAAAATGGAACGTATTGCACAAGACCATAACTGGACTCTTGAAGCAGCTCGTGCTCAGGCACTAATTCTTGGCACTGCATATGCCCCTAACGCCACTGTGTCTCAGAACTGGTTCACAGAGTTTAGTAAGACCCAAACTGTAGTCGATTTCGCTTTCTCTTCGTCTACTACTGATGTTTTAGGCCAAATTGAAACTGTTATTGCAGCTATTCAAGACAATGGTGGCATGATTTCATTGAGCGGCATTGTTGTTCTGTGTTCGCCACAATGGTTTGCTCCTTTGATTTCGCATGCAACTACAAAGACAGCTTTCCAATATTATACTAGCACACAATCGCCTTTGCGTGATCGTCTAGCAGATACTGGTGCTCCTTTGAATGCTCTGGCAATGCATCGTGAATTCCAATATGGTGGTGTTCGCTTTATAGAAATGAGAGATGCATACAATGGGACTGCATTAATCCCTGCAAATACTGCAGTAGCTGTTCCTACAGGTACTCCATATTTCAAGACTTATTTCTCGCCAGCTAATCGTTTCTTCTTAACTAACACTCTTGGTGAACGTCAATATATGTTTGAGACGCCTTCTATCGATGGTACTGAAATTCGTATCGATACAGAGTCGAATCATATTTCTGCTCTGCTTCGCCCAGAATTGGTCATCAAGTTGACTAAGAGTTGATAGAGCTATAACAGATTAGTCTGTTGACCCAAGTAACTTCATAGTGTATTCTGTGAGGTTA